CTTCCAGAGGCCGCAGAAGCGCTACCTGAGGCCGCAGAAGCGCTACCAGAAGCCGCAGAAGCGCTACCAGAGGCCGCAGAAGCATAATATGCCGCCGAATACTCATCAACCTCATTTCCGCCTGCTGCAGCGCTTACCAGGCCTACAGCAACTGCCCATTCCGCCGCATAGCTTTGCGCAGCCTCTGCTGCATCCCTTGCAGTAGCAGCAACCCTGTGTGACGCAATACCAATGCTGGTAAGGTGCCAGACGGCCCCCGTATAGCGGAAATCACACATACCCACCAGGTCGCCTACAGCAGGATCACTGCCATCAGGATATTTAATTGAGGCTGCACCAATTCCGCTAATGTTTAATGTGCAGGTGGTTGATGTGTTTGTGTCACCTGATGCAATCAGCAGCGTTACATTCTGGCCAGTCTGGTAACTTCCAGAAATATGAGAAAATCCAGCGGCAGACGAATAGGCATTCGGAGATCCGCCATCGTTTGCAGCATAGTTTCTGGTGCCTCTGTTCAGCTGGTTTTGAGTGGGCAGTTTATCAAGGCCTGTCTCGATCTTATCCAGTAGCGCGTTTACCGCGTCTGCCCTGGCCTTTGTGCCTGGCGCAAGCCTGTCATCCTCGCCAACATGATTAAAATAATCGTTTGCCATTACCGCTTAACCCCTTTCATTGAATAATGGATGATAACGCTATTAAGCTCATGCGGTGCTTCATAGGTATGTGACGAATAAATTGTCAGGCCTATATTTTGTCCTGATCCATCAATATACGCTTCTGGATTGGATATAAGTTGATCGCCCCATATAAATTCATCCCATGAACTAACATCCCATACACCACCGGCCGCAGCAACCGTTATTGCCTTTGTCAGGTCTTCTTTTTCACCGTAATCAAAATCTGGCGTGAAATTAATATCAACGGCTTCCTGCGAATCAACCTCAAATACCGCCTTGAAGAACTTTTTATTGACTTCAGGTGATCCAATGCTATTGAACGCAATCCGGCAAAATGCCGGGACTGCAACACCATCAAAGCTTGTGCCCTTGTCCATCTGATAAACATAGCCATTATCAGAGCCAAACAGCAGAATCTCGCTCCCATTTGAATCCTCCACGGAGGCCGCGCATTTAACCGTTACCGGGTAGGTGCAAACTGTAAAACCAGAAATCTTTTTGTCTTCAAATGAGCAGATAATAAACGAATCGTTGCTATAGAACAGCCGGTACTGATTCTTTTTCCTCACCCTGATCGATGCAGATATGAGTGACTTTCCGGCATTAAATGTCTTTGAAACTTTCTCTGAAAATGACGAATTCTTGAAGTCGCCATAGGCCTGAACGGCTTTAAAGTCCATCAGGCCGCGATCATCCGCATAAACTGGGTAGCCGATTCGCTGGATGGTCCACTCAATCGCGCCCGACTCATCTGCGTAACTCTTCAAATCCCAGTCAGCTGCAGATGCTCCGAATAAAATATAGGTCCTGTTTCGGTTAAATATGCCTAGCGCATTGTCTGGAAGCAGGGTAAAGCCTGTTATCTCATCGCCAGTCGCTAGCTCAGCTGCCCCGGTAACCGCTGAAAACGTATAAGGATCCCCTATGGATGAATGCTGTACAGATCCACCAAGGAACGCAAAGAATAGGTGCTTTTTGTGCTCAGTAATATGAATGGGTGTATCGGCTATCATGCCGGTGGATATTTGCAGAAAATACGACCCATCGAACGCAAACCCAGGGTTCGCGCCATCGCAGCCGTACATCTTCACCGATCCAGAATGGCCATAAAAGTTCTCATTAACAAATTCATATCGGCCATCTGGCTGCAGTGTAGTCGCAGTTACCGTGCCCGCAGTCGCTGTTGCACCGGATGTTCCACCGGTAATGGTTTCTGCGCCTGTAAATGGCCCGCCGGAAATGCTTTTTATATACAATGTACCCGCCATTGTGCCAGCCGCCCATCCACCGGCACCATCGGTTATTGACATAACCTCGGCCGCGGCACCGGACGTACCACCGGTAATCGTCTCCCCGACAGAAAATCCGCTGTCACCGGCTTCATTGCCGCTCGTAAAGGCCATGCTGGATCCGAGATCGACGGCGGCCCAGCCGGACGCAGAGGACTTGAACATTGCAGCAGTCGCTCCGCCGACCACATTCCTGAAGGCATACTTCACGCCGTTGTACATCCATACGCCTAGAATATCGCCTTCACCGGGCACAGCGTCTATTCTGTCCCGTAAAACCTCTATTGCTGCGCGCTTGTAGCTGGTGTCATCAGCATCTGTTAATGCGCCATTTTTAGCAGCCGCGCCATCGGCCGTGGCCACGGATGACGCGGAGACATACAGCGTATCGTTATCGGAAAATGCGGGGTCTGCTCTATTGGTAACACGAGTGACGTAAAAATAGCCTGCAGCGTCACCAACGCCGTATGTGCCAGATTCAACTACGGCATCAGCCAGGACCTCGCCGACCAGATCAGACGCGCCAGGAGAAGCCGCAATGGATACCTCGTCGCCTTCGGATATGGCTGTGCCACCGGCATCAAAGTTTACCAGCCAGTAATCAGCTTCAGAGGGTGCATGCTGGCCATCAAGTCGCTCATAGCCGTCGATTCTTCGATAGCCGTTTACTCTGCCAGGCTCGTAGTTTGAAACGCCGTACAATGCGCCACCGTCAAGCGACAGAGGGGGACTTGCCTCATCGAGGCCGCCTTTAAGGATGAAGTATTTTGGACGCCGAGCCATTACTCAGGCCTTATATTGATTTCAGGGCCACTCGACATGGTTCTTCGCTCCTGATTAGGAAGCTGGCTGGATTTAAGCTGGTCGATTAGCCCCATGCTCTCGCGCTCACGCGGATCGCCGTAAAGCTCTGCTGTTGCTGCCCGGTAAACATCCGGCATATCCTGCTCTTCTGCATACCACAGCTTTGCCTGGACAACGATAATTCGTCGAAACCGCGATGGGATTGCTGACTCATCAGTGTTGTCAGTCATCTTTGCAGGTGTCTTCCAGTAATCGGCTGTTAGTGCATAAGCGTCATCAGGCGTCCCGACCAGTACAATTTGATTGCCTGGCTTGATAACGACATGACTTGGTTTCTTGTTGGTCTGAACACCTCGGCCAAGGCCATCACGCCACTGCTTATAATCCAGGTGCTTCAGGTGCCTGTTGCTAGCGGTTGAGTAGTCAAGGTAAAACGAGCCTCTGTCCCACAGGCTTAAATCATTCGGCACAATCGGCTCTGAAGTGCCAGCTATAGTGGAGGCTGAATACTGGCTCCACAGAAAATTCCAATCTGTGCGCAGATTCTGGATATGAATATCGGCATCGGCTATCCAGTTAACTAGCTTACCGTACATACCTGACTGTCCCGACACCGTGGTAATTGCCGAACCGGCAACGCCACATTCGCGCTGAAGCGATTTAACAAGTGTCAGGAAGTCGGACATTACTCATTGGCCTTTTTTTCATCAACTAATTTTCGCTGGCTATTGAAATAATGACCGCCTTGGAAATACCGGCAATTTTGAGATCCATAAACCTCACCATACGGCTCATCTGGATCAAATACAGGCTCGCTCACCAAGTCGTCGCCGGTAACTATCTGCTCTTCTTCTTCTGCTGCGGTAGGTCCTGGCTTAGACTCTTCTTCACTATCCTCAGCAAGAGCACCCTGATCTTCATTCTCAGCAGCATCAGGGCTTTCGCTTCCAGCTGACTCGACTTCATCCGGCTGTTCTTCATCTGCTGTGTCTTTGGCAACATCTGATTCATCCAGTGCGATTAAGTATTCCGCTGCATGCTCTGCGCCTTGCCATTCCTGGTTTTCTGCAGCCATTAGCGCACGAAGTTTCTGCCATGACATTTCATGGTAATTTGTAACGCCATTTTCTTCGGTGGTTACTTTTTTATTCATGGGGATTCTCACATTGTTGGATAGACTGATAAATCATCAATTTGATAATCAAAAGGCTCTTTATGGGACACGCCTTCGCCAATCATTTCGGAATCTGACATATCGCCAGTTGACTCGTTCTCGCTGCGCACCTTCTGGCCGCACCGCCCGCCGCCTGTTCGGCCGCTCTGGCTTTTTGGGTTGCCATTAGAACGATGTGAATATTTTTGATCCATAGCTACATCCTCGTTAAAAAGAGGCCTGCCGTAAAGCAGGCCATGAATGTGGCTACAAACTTATTGCTTTATTTTGTAGCCATTTCCACGCGATTCAGTTGTTGATTTAGGGCGCATTGACGCCTTATCTTCTGAACGTGTTGTTTTGTCGCCATCTGCAATCTTTTCAATTGAAGATGCGCCTTCTTGCAAGTTTCCACCTTTTGAATTTTCCATACATCACCTCGATAGTTTTATGGATTACTGTTCTAACAATTTACTGATTAATACCAGTCGACTGTCAGCTGCACGTTGCCCTGGCCAGTAATGCTTCCACCAGCTGCCAAGGTGCAACGGCAATAAATGGAGCCATCTGTAGGGATTTCAGTGTTGCCAGACGCAATGCCAGATACAAAATCAGGTAGCGCATCAGCTTCACTGTCTTCATTGACGAGAGCGCCAACAGCGGTGCCCGTAGCCAGCGTAAGCGCCCCATAGGAATCATCACCGGCAGACGAGCCAGCAATTAGCGTAGGCGCGGTAGACGTACCAACGACAGCTTCAGTCAGCTGTACAGCCATGCCAACAACGCGGCCTTTCTTGCCTGCAGGTCCAACAATTGCAGGAATATCTACAGCAGCACCGCCTGCAAAGTCACGATTGCCAAGGTCATAAACCTTGCGATCAACTTTATCATACATAGTCTTTACTCCAATTAGCCGGGGCACAGCCCCGACTTATTTAAACGTGATCAACCGATTAGGCTGCAGAATCCCACTTCAGGATGCGCGCATTTGCTGCATCTGAGTGAACAATGCCGTAGCCAATCATTGAGTACCAAGCGATACCCTTAGAGCGGCCGTAATCCGTTGGGATCTTACCACGAAGCTCTTCAGGAACAACGATCGCTTCAGCAACCGTGTCTTCTCCAAAGAAGAACGCCCAGTCAGAATCACCGTTATTCCATCCGTCAGGCGTGGTAGCCGTGTGAGTGGTTGAATCGGCGGCACCGCCTTTGGCGATATTGGTCTGCTCAAGGAAGCGAACACCTTCATAACGACCAATTTCACCATTCATGATGCGGCGGAAGCCTTCATCAACGTACTGGTGAATACCTTCCAGGTCATTCTTGAATGTGCGGTAAGTGGTTGGCCACGCCAGGGCGTAGTAGTCATTACCATCGAACATTGGGATATTACGCTCTTTCATAACATCAACAATGGCCTTCACATGACCTTTGCCCAGCGGAACTTCATTGGTAACCGTGCAAGTGCCGGTGGTTTCCAGTGTAACTGCAGTGGCTGATGTTGCGGATGCAACGGTCAGCGGTGTGGCATTGAACTGAGCCCATGCTTTAGCGTCCAGCGCCTTGCATGCGTCATTTTTCAATACCTTGTTGATCACTTCCTTAACAGGATGAGCAGAGAAGTTATCAAGCTTTTTAGAGTATGGCACAGAGTTGCCTTGCTCACCGATAGTCAGAGAAGCCTGGCTAACAGTGTACTTGGTTTCTGGCATTTCTTCGTTTTCGTCCAGATCACCGCCTTGATTAGCAACGTCTGAATAAACATCCCAGTAAAACTTGTCGCCTTTGTTTAAGCCTTTTTGAGTCGCGTCCTTGGCATCGCAATGCTGCCGGAAACGAACCATAGGCTGGAGTTTCATGCGTAGTACATCAGAAAGCTCATCTGAGTACATATAACCGCCATCTGCGGCTACTGCCCATACTTGAGACATGATTGTTACCTCTTGTCGCCTCACGGCGATAATTTATGCGTCTGAATGACTTCTGCCAGATCGTATTTGCTCGATAATCTGGCTTTGTGTCAGTGCTTTCTGCTTCGGCTTACCTGAAACCTTGGCATCAGCGCCCCGTACATTATCCGTGGCTCGTTTGTTGTTTAGCCGCGCTTCATCCTCGTCGGCCGCATCATTTTCCCTTAGCTGATCAGCAAACTTCAGTCTTGCCTGTTCGCCAGCTTCCATAATCACTTGCCTTGGAGTCCAGTCTTGATGCTCTTTTGCAATGTGAATGGTCGCCTGATCAGCATATTTCCGGTACTCTGGATTGCTGTCTATTTCTTTGTATTCTGATTTAAAATCAGCAACTGCCTGTCTCCGATCAATTTCCCGATGAACCCGTTCGGAAATTTGATCAGATACAGCGTCTGGATCATATTCATGGGTATTGCCTTTCTGCAAATCCATCAATTCTTGAACTGCTTGCGCTGCGATCTTTTCATCACCAGAATACATTTTTTCTGTCAGGGCCTGAGCCCTTTCAGATATGCTCGCAGCGTCCGTAGATGGCTGCTTGCTTGAATTCTCGTCTTTATTTAATAATGCCTGCTCTTGCTGTGCAATTGCAAGCTCTCTTTCAGCTAGAATGCGCTCACGCTCTTCATTTTGCCTGCGAATATCAGCGGCCTGGCGCATTTTTTCGTCTGCTGCCCTGGCTTTCTGATAGGCCGTAATGCCACCTTCTGCATCAACATCGGCCTTTAACACCCGTTTTTCAATGCCATTTACCTTAACCAGCACTGTTTCAGCGGCTTCAGTGGCTGGCTCAGTCGGCTTCTTGGCCGCCAGGTCTTCATCCCTTTTCTGATCATCCGGTTTTTTTTCGTCAGGACCATCGATATTGATCTCATCGTCTTCCAGCTCATTGCTTTCCAGCTTCGATTTAATATCGCCTGGAATGTCCATTTCCTCGCGTTCTTTTTCACGCGCCTTGCGAGCATTATCGGCAATGCTTGAAATGTCCTCGTCGCGCTCTAATTTCGGTTTTCCGGCATTCAGCTTTTCAATGGTTGTTCCAGCATTGTCATCTGATACGCCTGTTTTGGTAGTATCGTTACTCATGGTTTGTTGCCTCCCGGCAATAGTTGTTAAAAATTATCTAATCCCTAAATACTTTAAGTGGGCGTTAAAAACTGTGCGCAAATCGCCCTTAATGTCATTGCTCCTGTACCACCATATGAATCCATTTTTTGATAATTACCTTATGTTGCGTGATTAGCCGTAGATAGCCAGCAACACAACAACGGTTACCAGCGTGGTGATTGCAGCCATGGTGAAGGGTGACATCTTTGTGATGCCTTGGATCCTGACCCAGACGTAATAGAGTGCTGCCAGCGGCCATATTGCTTCATCGCGCATACAGTCGTAAAGCATACGGTCTGCGTCAGAATCACTTACTGCCCGGTCTCGTCGGGCGGCGTCATGCAGAACACAGCATTTTTTCCATGATCCGTCCGAGGCCAGAGTACATCCATCGCTCTTGATGTCGTCAGGGATCGCATCTAAATATTTTTTATAGTCCACTTTTAACCACCTATTCGCACTTATTGCCTGATCAAGCCTTAAAGACTGGAACATCTGTCTGTTCTGCATCGGTACGCCATGCCGTTACCGGATTGCACACAACCTGACTGCCATCGTCGCTATAAACTGCATAATCATACAGCGCAGGGTCAACGCCATCTGGTGCAGATAGCTGTGAAAGCAAGCCGTCAGTGCATGAATAGAACTCAGCCACATAATGCGCCTCAGCGCCATTCAGTGTTGCCGGATAATACTCATACAGCGGAGTGACTGTGTAGCTCACACCATCCGGGAAATTAACGTCTAAACCAGCATCACACGCTGATAGCAAAACCGCTGCTATTATTGCTGTTATGTATTTCATAATCCTTCCGCTCACTTATCAAATCTCGATGTTTCGCAATGATGTTTGTCTATCCGCTCAACAAACTTGTCGCAGATAAACAGTGACACTCTTTTGCCCCAATACATTCCTGGCTGTGCTTTATGCCACTGCAGCCGGCTCGTAACTAACCAGCCCTCATTGTACTTGTTCGCTCGCTCACCGTATAGCATAGGCATGTACAGAATATTAAACAACCCGTCTGCAAGAATAAAGCCGACACCGAAAACAATCAGTAGAACCCAGCCGATAGCCCAGTAAAGTCCACCTTTCTTAATCAACCGCTCGCAGAAGAATCTCATCTCAATAGCAAAGATGAAGAAGAAAAACAGCAGGATAAAACCGACAACAAACTGCCCATAAAATGGCAGATCAATAAATGCGTGATAGGTTGATATTAAGTTACTCATCACACGCTCTCAGAATGGTTGCGGTTAGTGTTGCCGGTTTCATAATGTGTAATCCGTAAACTCACTTAAATCTGGATGATTCAGTGCGTATGTTCCAGCATCCGGATCCCCAGCAGCAGTTGCCAGATTGTTCATTGCGGCATTA